GATACCACTTTGCCGTTATAAAGCCATCCAAAACTCCTACTAAATTCTGCATCAAGGCTTGTACTTTCTCCTTGTCCGATATTGATGTGAAATAAGTAATTGAATTTTTTATTGATTTCGTGAAAACTGCGTAAAAAAAAACCGCTGAATGATAAGCAACATTAAAATCAAGTTGAAGCATATCTTCAGAAATCTGTTTATGATTCTTTTTATTATCAATCACTAATCCATGCCAACTCCATTTTAAAGGTGTTGCCATTGTTGCCATTATCTTATGAAGATTTCCAATTGTATCATCTGAATAAGTTGCAACCTCTACATAACGACCAGTATTCATTGGTGCTTTTCCAATCTCATAGTTTAAAAAATACCATCTGCCTTTTACACGAACATACTGCTTTGGTTTACCATTGTCATTTACAATGCCTTCAAGATTCATTTTTGAATTAATTGATTTGCAAAGAAGGTTGAATTTATCAACATCCATTACTTCAATATCTTCTTTTTTCTTATTCGTAATACAAGCAACAAGTAAAATTGATTTATCAATTTCATCAATTTCCATTGTTGATATTTGATAAAGTTCTTGAAACTTCTGAATTGTTAACTTCATAATTATAAATGGATTTTTTTTAGTTTGTTATACCATCCAATATTGTCCAGTAAATTTATGTTGTTCTTTACATTTGACTGCCAAAGCTAAAGCATTCACGCAATCATCGTGAAATCCTTGTGGTGCATTATACCTAACCCCAGTTGATGTAAATTGATATTCAAAAATATCAAGTTCTTCTTTGATTATGTTATTCGGAAATAGTACTTCCCTTTTATGAATCTTTGAAGCAAGTAGTTCCATTAATTGTTGTTTACTACTGGCAGTATATTTGAACCCAGTCATTAAATTAAAATGCTTTTGCAAATCTTCAGTTATCGCATCACCAACACCAGTTGAATCTATCAATATAGGTTTTGATTTATTTAATGTCAAAATCGTTTCTTTTGTTTGTTTCCAATCTTTTTGGAATCTTTCAAAATAAGATACTGCACCATCAGAATCCAGACCAATTATAACTGAATAATCAACTGATTTTGCTAAATCAATTCCAAAGAACATTGGTTCTTTAAATGATAAAGGTACAATGCAACTATTGATGTGGTCGTTGCCAAATGGATTATTTGCATTCTCCATTGCATTGGCAAGATATTCTTGCTCAAATACTGCATTTGGTAGCTGAATTTTTGCGTCATCTATTTCAGATGAATCAATATAAGGGTTATCGTATGTAGTGAATTTAAACGCTTCCCAGTCGCTTTCGTGAGATATGCCTTTAATGAATAATGAGTAAAAGAAATTCTTACCTCTTGGAGTTGATATGAATAATGCTTTACCAACATAATCTGTTAGCGTTGGTCTGATTGAATTTAACCAACCAGTTTCTAAATCTGGAATATAACTTGCTTCATCAATAACAATCAAATGAAATTTTCTGCCACGCAAAGAATCTAATCTTTCGCCAGTAAAGAAAGTAATCAAACCATCATTTGGAAAATTAATAATTAAATCAGATTTGTTATTTTCAAAAGGTACTGCCTTGATTAATTTAGCAAAGAATGTTTTTGCAAGTTGATATGTAGGTGTAATGTAAGCAACTGAATTTCCTTTTAATGCTTCTTTGATTATTTCAATCTGTGAAAGTTCAGATTTACCAAAACGCCTTCCGCACATTACAACACGAAATCTTGAAGTTGAATCAAGAATCTTTTGCTGGTTGATATGTGGTTTTGGTAATTCAATTCTCATAATATTGTTTTGCCTTCTACGTAAACAACTTCAATTCTATTGCTGGTAGTTATTGAAGCAGTTTCTTTAGGTTTGCCATACACCCTTGTCAATAATGTATCAATTGAATATAATGAACCTTTTTCAAGTGAACGCTTCATTGCGTTGGCAATAGTCTTTTCAAGTATTGTTGAATTTGCATTCTTGTAAACATCTGCCAGTTCTTCAATTGTCATTTGAAGCATTACTTGAATAGTATCATTAATTTCTGCTAATTTATATCCAGATTCACGAAGTAGTGTTGTATATTTTTTTGGTCTGCCATTGGGATTCTGAACAACACCTTTTTTAAATTGATATTTTTCAATGTCTTTCTTTGCCATTGTGCTATTTCTCTGCTATTTTTTTCAAATGTATTTCCTTCAAAAAATCAATTTGATTTTTAATATCACCATATTTAAAATGGCATAATCTACATAACGCCATTAGGTTTTGAATAGTATCTTTTTCTTTACTGCCACCCATACCTTTGCAATCTATGTGGTGAATATCAACTGCCTTTGCTTCACAGATTTCACAAGGTATAAAATCATTTATATCATAATCAAAAAAATCTAAATAAGTTTTAGTGTATTTTTTCAAATCAATTTTGATTTATAATGTTCTGCAATTTTATCCATAACAAACAAATAGTAAGAATTAAAATCTTTAAAACCTTCATCATTCTGTTGGTAATTTACATAAAGGATTGCTCTTAATCTTTGTGATGGTGATTTAATATTATCATAATCAGATTTTAAAGAATCAATTAATTCTGTTTCATCATTAGTGAATGGTTCTGGTTTTAATCCAATATAACAAAACTGCTGATTTAATTGAAATACTTTAGCAGATTCTGCTGGAGAAAGTTCTTGTGTACCAATTGCAATTTTTATTGTCTTGTCTTTTCTGGTAGATAATGATTCTATTTGTCCAGCTAATTTTATCATAATTTAATTGGTTTGCTTCCGTTCTTATAATTGTCAATATCTGTATTGTACTGCTGACTATATTTAGCAACAAGTTCTGATTTGTCCCAGCCATATTCATTCCCAGTTGCGTGATTGCCTTCGTGATAAGCTAAACAATTCATTGTATAGTAGGTATTAAATCCAGCTAACCAAGTTCTTTCACAATACTCTAAATCAATTGCACCATAAGGAAAATATGATTCATTGAATTTTCCTATCTTATCTATCAATTTTGTACTGATTAACCAGTTACTTATTATGTGTTCATTTTTAATTACAGTTCTTTCGTTATCCAAACTACTGGCAACAATACCAGAGTTAGGATAATTTTGCAAAGCATTCCATTTTTTTTGCAACCAGTTATCTGGTTCAAGAATATCATTAGCAAGAAATCCAATAGCATCATATTTTTGATAATCTTTTAACCCTTCATTCAAAGCGTTGCCAATACCTTCTTTATCAATAATCTTTACTTCGTATGCCATCCCAGAGTTATTAAGATTATGATGTATTATTTCTAAAGTTCTTTGACCATACACCAAGCAGTTGATTAATATTTTCATCTTATGTTTTTGCCTAACTCTTTAACTGGTACACCAACGTATTTATGAAATGATTTCAAAACAGATTTCTTACCTACAAAAGCACTTGCACCTATCATACATCCTTCTGGAATTATAACCTTTTGGTGAATGACTGCATTCAATCCAATGTTTGTATTTCTTGCAATAATACAATGACCTCCTATTTTTGCTCCACAACTTAAAGTTACATTATCTGATATTATCGCATCGTGTCCTATGTGTACTTGCTTCATAAGATAGCAGTTATCACCAATTTGTGTTGGATTATTAACGCCAGAATCAATTGTAACCAATCCAGTAATAAAGTTGTTATTTCCGATTATTACATTACCAGTTTGTTCTTCATTGCCTTTCCATTCTGCTGATGAACCTATTATGCAATATGCACCAATAGTATTATTATCTCCGATAATTACATTTGGATAAATGATTGCAGTTGGGTGAATCTTATTCATTTATTTTTTGATTATAGTATTTATAAATAGTCGTTAACATTTCGCCAACACAAGCGTTACAATTAGGATTATAATGATATAATGGAAACTGGGTCTTGTATGCCTCAACGATTTCGTTTTTGATATGTGGATGTAAATTAACTATTTCACCAGTTAATTCAAACAAATCAAAAATAGCTTTATGTTTTGCAAGTATCTGCAAATGCTTTTCTTCTTTCAATGTTGATGTTTCTGATGTCGTATCTTGCTTTACAATATTCAAAGGTTTTCTGCCCATATTCAATTCGTGCTTGTTTATCGTTTATTAAAAAGTTGAGATGTTTAAACCAATCAGATTGTTTGTTAACCCATAAGACTGGAGCATTAATATCTTCAATATATGGTTGTACTGCTTGACAGATTATAGGCAACTTTTTTGTTGATGCTTCTATTATCTTCAAATTTGATTTACACGCTGCCCATTTTGATTCCAGTAATGGCACAACCATAATATCAGCATTGCAATACATATTCATATACTTATCTGG